ATGCCAAGAGTACACCGATGTGCGCAGCCGTTTTGTCAAGCAGTGATTGGGATTGAGCAACGCTACTGTCAGCAACATGCACCAGAGCATCAACGCTTCGCGCAACAATCAAGACAAGATAAGCTGCAAGCGAATAAAGAGTACAACCAATATCAACGTGATCCAATTGCTAATGCCTTCTACCATAGCAAGGCTTGGCAATCAGTCAGTGCGTACGTGAAGGCACGCGACTTGTACGCTGACGCTGTGACTGAGCGAGTAGTGGCCGATGGCAATTTGATCGTTGATCATTTAGTGCCGCGTCGCTTGTTAACGCGCCAGGAAGCACTAGATCCAACCAATCTTTGGTGCTTGTCCAGACAGCATCACAATATCAAAACCAGAATCGAACAGAGCATTGCCAAGCAGCCAAAGGGTGACACAAAACTAAAACATCTGAAACGTGAATGGTGGGTGAAAGTAATTAAAGAAAAATCCAAGCCAACGCATCGTTAAAGAGGTGAAATGCTTTTAGACCCCCGCCCCGGGGTTGCTATGGAAGAGCGTGCGCATAGGTGTCATCCGTGTACCGACGTGCAGTTTTAAATATTTTTTCATAGGGGGGTCCTGCGGGGCCTTCTTTTTTTAGGAAGTGATGAAAATGGCAGGAAGAAAGCCGAAATTAACCGACAATCCTAGTGATCGTGCTGACCAACGTCGGCGTACTGAGCAATTGGTTGAAGAAACCAAAGAAATGGCGCCACTACAACCCACGCCACCGCGTCATTTAAAAGGGGTAGCCCGTTATACCTGGTTAAAGATTGCACCAATCTTGAATGAAACCCAGTGGATCAAGCAGGCGGACAAGGCAACGGTTGAATTATTTTGTATTAATTACCAATTGATGCGGGATGCTTACAAAGACATTTTAGAAAATGGCCAGGTATCTAAAATTTATCGTACAGTAGTTAATCCGGTGACTGGTAAAGTGATTTCAAAAGATTTCATGGGCATTAAGCGCAATCCTAGCACGCAGATTTTAGATGCAGCTACCACCAAAGTAAAAGTGCTGGCTGAATCCTTAGGACTAACGCCAGCTAGTCGTGCCCAACTGTTGGCCATTATGCCGAAAGAAGAAACCGATGAGCCAAGCCTGCAAGATATTTTAGGTCAGGAGAGTGACTTTTGATGGATAAGATTGATCTCACGAAAAAAGGCACCACGGTATTGGCTGCCTATCAGTTACAACGGGATAAAGGCTGCTACGATAAAATTTTGAAAAAATACCGGGATCCAGCCACGGTTTACGCCTGGATGGTTTTGGAAGGCAGAATTATGGCCTGCTACTATATTCAGTTAGATTCATTTCGGCATTTGCAGGACTTACGTAGAATCACGGAAGACCCAGAATTTAAGTACCATTATGATTTGGGTAAGTGCCGTAGCATTTTAAATTATGCTAAGATTTGCCCAGACGTCAGTACAGGAGAGCCAATGCCATTGATGCTATGGCAACAAGCCTTTTTATGTAAAGTGCAAGGCTGGCTTGATAAAAATAACGAAAAACGTTATGTACGGGTTATATTTTCGGTAGCGCGGACTAACGGTAAAACCTATCTCACAAACATTTGGCTAAGCTATGTTTATCTTATTGAGTGTCAGGGCTATTTTAATCAGGATTTAGGCTATGCGGCACCAGTTACAAAACAAGTCAAAAAAGGCTGGGGTTATCTAAAAACCATGTTTGCTTTTTTAGAGAAAATAGCCGCTTTTAAAGAAATACTTGATCGAGAAAAAATAGATATTTTGGAAGATAAGGTGCGGTCAAAGGTTACAGAAAATAAGATTTTACGGATGACACATGAAGCGGCTCGCTTTGATTCCTTTCACTTTAGAGTAATTATTTCTGATGAAGCTGGGGATGATCAATCAATTGCGAAAATCAAAGAGAATAACGGGAAGATAACCTCTGGCCAGGTACAAACACCAAATCATCAATTTGGTGAAGTATCGACGGCCTATCCAGATTCAAATTCAGCGCTTTGTGCTGATGAAAAAATGGTTAAAGAAGCTATGGAACGTGACTTTGATCGCTTGTTGGATGATTTTTTGAGTATGGTTTGGGAACAAGATGATGTGAGTGAAACGGAAAAGCCAGAAACCTGGGTGAAATCAAATCCGGTTTTAGAGTTACCGGACCATCATGATTCAATGCTTAAAAGCCTGATTTCAGAACGCGACACCAAGCTTGAAGATGGTACGTTACCTGAATTTCAAAACAAAAACTTAAACATGTGGCTACAAGTCAAGCAAAACACGTACCTAGAACTCGATGATATTAATGCAGCCATTGTTGATGAAATGCCGTTTAAAATAGACGGTCGGGATGTTTATATTGGCTACGATAAATCCAATTTTTCAGATGATAATAGCCTGTCGTTTATCTTCCCCTTTAAGCAGGATGGTCAAGAGAAGTTTTTCATTTATGAGCATAGCTGGGTGCCATTGGCCCGGGCTCAAAACAGTATTTTGATCAAGGAAAAGCAAGATGGTGTGAACTATCGTTTGGCTGCTGAACAAGGTTTTGCAGATATTGCTGATAATCGGTTTGGCTATATCAACGATGACGCCGTGTTTAATTGGTTAATGAGCTTTGTAACAGATCATCAACTGCAGGTTGAATTTTTCGCCTATGATTCTTGGTGTACCGAAGATGTCATTATGCGACTTGACCAAAAAACAGACTGGCCTTTAATGCCAATCCGTCAAGGAACCCGTAGCTTAAATAAACCAACAGTAGAATTTCGCAAAATGATGGATATGGGCAAAATTCAATATTTAAAAGACCCAATCATCAGCTATTCGCTTAAAAACGCCATTTTGTTAACTGATAATAACGGGGTGAAGATTGATAAAGATAAAGCCACTAGCAAAATTGACTTTGTGGATGCTACAATTGACGCTTTTAGCCAAGCCATGTATCACTTTACCGATGTAGATCCTAATTACAATGAAAAAGACAAATCGCCCTTTGGCAACATGACCAATGACCAAATTAATGAGCATTTTAAGCATGGGTTCAGTTTTTGATGCTCTATCAACGTTAAAGATGTAGGAAAACAAAAGGGGGAGTGTGATGTGAGTAAACTCAATAAGGCCATTGCTAAATTGGTCGAAAATCTTAGTTTTCTGTTATGTTTGGTAGCGGTGGTGCTGTTTTCAACAGCTGGTTTTATGATGAACTTTGTGATTGGATTGGTTGTTACTGGCATCATGCTGGTTGTGATTGCCTATATTATCAGTCCAGACGGTGATCAGCATGATTAATCCATTTGCCAAGTTTCAAACACGTTCACAGGTTATTCCATCTAGCAACCCGTTGCCTTTTGTTATTACTGATGGCCGAATTGTACCGAATAATATGATTGATGGTACAGCGGCATTAATGAACAGTGATATTTTTGCCGTGATCAACCGCATTAGTTCTGATGTGGCCGCCTGTGAATTTCGGTCTAAAGAGCCAGTGCTAACCCTACTAAATCAACCTAGTAAACTGATTAGCGGGTTTAATTTTTGGCAAACAATCGTGACGCAGTTGCTATTGGCGGGTAATGCCTATGCAGTGATCACCTGGGAGCAAGGTGTGGCCAAGAGCTTGGAATTTATTCCGGTTGCCCAAGTGCAGGTGATTTTGGCGGATTACAGCAAAGACCTGTCTTATACCGTCGATTTTAGCGATGAGCGTGGTACTAGAACGCTTCCATCAACTGATATGCTGCATTTCAGACTGATGAGCATTGGCGAAAATGGCACCCAGTATATTGGCATGTCACCATTGGAATCATTAGCCAGTGATATTCAAATTGCCGATTATTCCCGGCGTTTAACATTGGCGCAACTCAAGCAAGGCTTAGCACCAACATATAGCCTAAAGGTTCCTCAAGGCATCTTGGACGCTGAAGCCAAGGAAAATATCCGTAGTGAATTTGAAGCGGCGAACTCAGGCGATAATGCGGGTCGTGCGATTGTCTTAGATCAAGGCTTAGAGTTAAATTCATTGTCAATCAATGCTGATGTGGCTAAGTTTTTAAACAATATGGACTTTTCGAAAACACAAATTGCCAAAGCCTTTTGCATTCCGGACAGTTATTTAAACGGTCAAGGTGATCAGCAATCATCAATTGATATGATGCGTGGTTTGTACGCAAACAGCCTACAAATCTATATCAAGCCAATTGAATCAGAGTGCCAATTAAAATTAAAGCTGCCAGTTGAATTAAACGAAGCACCAGCCATTGATGTAGATCATCAGCAACTGATTGATAACATCACAAAATTAGCAGCCGGAAAGACACCAGTTATTTCAGCTGAAAAAGCGGCTGATGTGTTACAGCGAAAGGGGGTCTTTGACTAATGCCAAAGACATTAGATGTCCGAACCTTGGCCAATAGTCAATTGACCGTTCGTGATGATACAACGGATACCATGCGCGTACAGGGCTATGCGTTAGAATTCAACAAACCAAGTAATCCTATGCCTTTTGTTGAATACATTAGCCCGCACGCTTTAGAGGGCTTGGATCTATCCAAAGTACTATTGCTTTATGCACATAATTTTGAAAACATTTTGGCCAGAACAGACGCGGATTCATTACTTTTAAAAGTTGATGAAAAAGGTCTGTTTTTTAGTGCTCAATTACCTGATACCCAGCTTGGCCATGACGTTTATACCAACGTGGCCAATGGCAATATCAAAGGCTGCTCATTCGGCTTTCATATTGCTGATGATAGTTGGGATGTTGATCAACAAGGCCAAACAATTCATACGATTTTAAAAATTGACCAGCTGCGGGAAATTACACTAACAACCATTCCAGCGTATGATGAAACGTCTGTCAGTGTTCAGCGCAGCCTAGAAAAGTTTCTGAAAGGTAGGGTGACACAATCCATGGATAAAAAAGAGTTACTTAAACAAATTACAATTGCCTTAGGCATTACACCAAAGGATGAAGGCAATCAAAGCCAGGCACCAGCGCTAAATAGTTCAAGCGCTGAACCGAACCAACAACAGCGTGCACAATCAAGTGTTGCTAGTTCAGCAGCTGCTACCACAGCTAGCTCCGCTGCACCAAAACCAGTGGCGGCTGCACCGGCAACAGTAACCAAACCAACCAGTGCAGTACCAGCAACACCACCAAGCTCGGTAGCACCACAAAAAAAGCGGGATGATGAGATTGATTATCAAGAAAATAGTTTGGTTCCAAGTAAGGGGGAAAAACCGGCCATGGCAAAAAATTTAACGAATAACCATCAACAAGATTTAGAGGTTCGGAGTTTTGAAAAATACATCCGTTCTCATGGCGAAGTGCGAGATGGCGTTACAACCATTGAAAATCAAGCTGTTATTCCAACCCAAATTCTGCAAGCGGTTGAAGAAAAATTATCGCCGAACATGTTAAAGCAATATGTCAATCGGCAGACGGTTAGTGCACCAAAAGGTACATTGCCTGTTATCAAAAAAGCTGGTTCAGGGTTAGTAACAAAGAAAGAGTTGGAAGAAAATCCAGAATTAGGCATGACAATTGAGGGTGTTGATTACTCTGTTGAAACATATGCTGGTGCTTTGCCAATTTCACAAGAAATGATTGATGACGCAGCAGTTAATATTGGTGCGATTGCTGGCAAGTATGTCAATGATGTGTCAGCTATTACTGAACAGCGATTAATTGGGACTGTTTTGCAAACAGCAACTAAAAAGGCAGAAGTTACAAACGCTGATGACCTTAAAACAGCCTATAATTTAAAAATTCCAACTGGCTACGATAAAATGTGGGTTTTATCTCAAACCATGTATGATTTTGTCGATAAATTGAAAGATGGAAACGGCCGCTACCTATTCCAAGATTCGCTATCAAGTCCTTCAGGAAAATCCTTAAAAGGATCTCCAATTTTTGAAGTTGATGATGAAATTTTGAATGGTAGTAATGGCTGGGTTGGTGATTTAGAATCCTTTATTTTAGATGCAATTAAAAAAGAGGCAACTGTCAAGTGGCAAGATAATGACTTATACGGTCAAAAGCTAGCAGTTTATTTACGGGCTGACGTTAAAAAGGCCATTGATGAAGCTGGTGTCTTCTTAACCCTCCCAAAAGCGTAGACCCGTCAGATGATGGCGGGGATGACCAAACAGAAACACCGAATAATGATTCAGGAGCACCAGCATCAAGCGCAGCAGCCCCCGTTAGTTCCGCCGCAGATTCTGATGCAGCCGCTAGTGGTGCTGCTGCGGCCACTGGCGCATCTGATCCAACAAGTGGTGCGGAATCTGCAGCGTCTGGTGCCAGTGACAAGTAGGTGTGATGAATGGCAGACACAATTGAACCCAAAGACGTTTTAAATGAGTTGAATCTTGATGAAACGGATGAAGAGTTGAAAATAATCACTGATTTAATCAATCAGGCCGAAGATTATATTCGCAGCTCGGTGAATTACCAAGTAGCTGTTGAAGAATACCTTAAGTTACCCATGTTTAAACGAGCAGTTACCACACTGGTAGCGCAACTTTACTATGATCGTACGTTAGAAAATGGACTGTCTAAGGGCATGCAGATGATGATTAATCACCTCAGGGGGCGATTAGATGGCAACACAGCTAAAGACTGATCGTTATCAGCCCTATCAGTTTAGAAAAATAGCTGATTTTGGGGCCATTAAAAGCGTTTCTGACCCACAAACGGGGGTTAATGTACCAACCTTCGTTAAGCAATTTAGGCTTCATTACGCACCGATTAAGCGCACGTTGACACAACAATATGAGCTAGTGGGTACTGAGCTGCAAGACACGATTATAATTGCAATTCGCCACAATAAAGATGTTCAGGAATCAATGCAAGTACAGATTAAAGATATGGCTTACACCATTCTTAATTTGAGCCTGGATGAAAGCAATAGTTACATCACTTATGATTTTCTGACCTTGAAAAAAGTAAAGAGAGGTGGCGGCAGTGGAATTTGAGGAAATGATGAATCAGTGGATGAATCAAGTTAAGGCTGCTACTGAACTTTCAATTGCGGATCAAACAAAAATCACCAAGGCCGGCGCTAAGGTGTTTCAACATAAATTAGAAACTGAAACGCGGTCTAAACATTATCATGATCGTGAAAAAGGGAAGCTTGAGCATTTAACAGATTCAGTACAAGTAAAAGCTGCTGATGTGGATGGCAAAAAGACAGGCGTTTCAACTGTTGGTTTTGACGCTACCCATGCCCATATTGCACGTTTCTTAAATGATGGGACAAAATTTATTCCAGCGGATCACTTTATTGATAATCTACAACGGGATAGCTTACCAGAAGTTTTAGCGGCTGAAGAGGCAGCTTATCGAAAAATTATGAAAGAAAAAGGTGGTAGCTAATGCTTGCAACAGTTCGAGCGAAAGCGTTAATTGAATCAGCAAATTTTGCTGGTTTGGATGGCGTTTATACAGCTAACTTACCAACAGAATTAAGGGATGATACTGGTCAAACAGTGGCCCTAATTACAGAAGTTTGGAGTGATCCAGCTGTTTACGGCAATGATGGCTTTCACGCGTTAGATGATGCCGTTGAGGTACAGATTTTTTATGAGTTACATCCGAATTTTGATTTAGAAGCGTTCGAGCTGCAGCTCATGAAACTTTTTACAAAAGATCACTGGGCAATTGATCAAAGCAAACCACACACCACGGACCCTGACACTTATCAAGTGACCAAGGTCTTTTATTTTAGTCAGATCAAGTATTTATAAAGGAGTGTTAGCACATGGCAGTTGTAGGTTTAAAAATTTTACGTATGGCATTAGTAGATCCAACCACACAACTTCTTTTGAAAGGCGATGAAGGCCTTTCAGATGACGGTCTATATGAAGTTGATGATGCGGCTTTAGGGACAAAGACAGCTAATATTACTGGTTTGGAAGGTAATACCACTAAAGTGTCCGGCAATAATAAAGTGCAAGATGCATATCAAGGCCCTGCAGCACCAGTAATTGCATCTACTTTCAATAATTTGCCGTTTCCAATTCGACAAAAGATTCTTGGTAATCAGCCAGATGGCAAAGGTGGCTATTTATATCAAGGCTGGAAACCCCATGTGGCAGTTTCTATTGAAACACAGACCTTAGATCGTAAGGATTCAGTATTTTTTAATTTCGGAAATACTATCGCTTCATTACCTGGTCAAAACCTTGGAACAGATACAGATCAAGCCCAAACCCGTCAAGATGATAACCCATCGTTTACTGCACTTGGCAGCAATGCATATAATGGTCAGCCTAAGAAAGAGTATTATACCGGCGATGAAGATTTTGATATGGCTAATATGTATAAAGAAACCTTTGGCGGTTATGTCTTAAACGAAGCCAATAGTGGCCAAGAGACTGCACCTAAATCGACGGCACCGGCTAATGATTCAAGTGCTGCTGGTACAAATGGTGTTACACCAACCAGCTCTGATGCGGCATCTAGTGCGGCACCAGCTGGGTCAACGGCAGCTGAAGATCCAACTGAAGCGGCTGGCGCTGGTAGCCCGTCAAGTGATGCATCAACTGATTAGGAGGTAGCAGATCGTGGTTAAAATTAATGTTAATCAAGAATTAGGAATTGCCAAACCAATTGAGGTGCGGGCAACCAACAAAAATATTCGTAAGTCACTAAAGCTGCAGCTATTACAGGCAAAGTTAGAAGATAAGGCTCATATGGCAGCCGAAGAACATGAAGCGCGAGAGGCAAAATCTAAGAAGGGTGAGGACCCAAAGCCGTTAACACCTGAAGAGAAACAAGCGGATAATCAGGCGATGGTTGAGCAAATCCAGAACATCCTGACGGCTTTAGATGCCAATTATGATTTTGTTGCTGAAATTTTGCACCTGACGGACAAGCAAAAAGAGGCCTTAGATGACTTAGAACGTGATGAACTGTTTGCACTCGCTAACCGCATTACAATGCGACTGCAAGGCATTGATGACGATGAAATTTCTAAAACGCTCGATGATGAAAAGGCTGAGGAAAAAGAGTAGCCCCGGGGGAATTGGTATTTGAGCTAGAAAATAAGCTAGCCGATTTTGATTTATCAGCAAAGGCCGCATTGCTGAATTTGCATTGGTCCATTGAACAATTTGATGAGGCCAATTTCTATCGGCTAAACGAGATTCTAGCTGCTAAAGAGCCGGAAGAACGGCCAGTAGATCCATTGACCCTTTTGGGACGGGGCCGGTCATAAGCAACTGCCAGAAGGTGGTTGCTTTTTTTATTACGAAAAGAGGAAAAACATGGCAAATAAAATGAGTGCCACTATGGCCACCCAGATTGCATTGGACACTGTTTCAGCCAGCAAAAGTATCAAAAGCTTAACCCAGTTGGTTAATTCAGCCACCAGTGCTTGGAAGTCTCAAGAAGTAATGCTAAAGTCTACTGGCGACTATCTGAATGCGGCCAAATCACGCTATGAAGGCTTAGGAACGGCAATTGAGCGCCAAGAGGCCAAGATTGAAGGCCTCAAAAATAAGCAGTCTGGCTTGAATGTTAAAACCCAAGACGGCGCCCAACAGTATCTGAAATTTCAACAAGAAATTGACCAGGCTAATACCAAGTTAAGCTCGATGACGGCGCAGCAAGAGCGGGCCAAGCAATCTGTTGAGTTGCAAACCAGTGGAATTATCAAGCTAAATAGCAACATCAAAACCCGTGAAGCACTGACCGTGGCCATGATTGAAAAGCAAAAGGCCATGGGGGATGCAGAAGGTGCTAGCCGTACCAAATTGGCAGGCCTGGAAGAAGCTCAAACAAAATATGGTCAAGTTCTGGAAAAAGAAAAAGACTTATTGGCCAAGGTGGCCAAGGAATCTGGCGATACATCAGAAGCTTATCTTAAGCAAAAGACCCGTGTCACTGAGCTTGAAACTAAAATAGCCAGTGGCAGTAATGAAATTAAAAAGTTAAACGAACAGTTAAACAAAAAGCCAACTGGTTTTTTATCAGGCGTTAGTAGCAAGCTGACGAAGGTCAACGAAAAAGCCGAAAAGACCAGTGGCCTATTTCGTAAGGTATTAGGCGCAAATTTAGTTGCTTCAGGTATCACCAGTGCTTTGTCCAGTATTACCAGTCATTTCAGTGAAGTTACCGAGGCAGTAAAGCAATACGATGATAAGCAGCAGACCATGAAAGCCACCTGGGACACCTTAACGGGTAGCGCCAAAAAGGGCACGGCCATGGTAGATGTTGGGAATAAATTAGCCGCAGCTTACAACCAAGATATTAACGTGGTTGATGAATTGAACCAGCAGTTCTACCACGTCTTTGACAACCAACCACGAACTGAAAAACTGACCAAATCAGTTTTAACTTTAGGCGATACGTTAAACTTATCCGCTCAGAACACCGAGCGTTTGGGGACTAACTTCACCCATATGATGTCATCCGGCAAAATGCAACTTGGTGATTTCAACATGATTACTGATCAGTTGCCAATGTACGGGGAACAGCTGCTGAAATATGAGCAAAAAGTTCAAAAAAACAGCAAACTAACCATGTCAAAACTGCGGGACGAAATGTCCGCCGGTAAAATCAGTGCCAAAGATGCTGAGACTGTGATGAACAGTTTAGGTGATAAGTATCAAAAAGCCAGTGAGAATCTGATGAAGACTGGCCCTGGTATGGTGCGGGCTATTAGTACCCAAACGCCAGCGCTGTTAGAAGCCTTTTACAAACCAATTCGTAACATGAAAAATCCACTCATTGGCCAGGTTTCCAAATGGGTTGGTGATAATAGCACCAAGAAAGAATTTACCGGTATTGGCGAAAACATTACCAAGCAGCTTAGTCGTATTACAAAAGCGTTTGGCGGCGCTAAGAAAATTGATATTGGTAGCATGTTTGACAAAGGTTTAGGCGGTCTGAATAAAAGTATTACTAGCTTAGGCGACACGATTGTGCATAACAAAGGCCACATTAAAGATTTAGTTGGATCCTTTAAAACCTCTGCAGCAACCAGTGTTAAAATTTTTGCTACTACCTTAAAGGACCTGGAACCAATCTTAAAGGCAACAGGTAAGTTAGCCGCAGCTCATCCAAAGGCATTTGCCGCAATGGCAGCCAGTGGACTGGTAGCCGGTAAAGCTATTAAAGTTATGACGTTGGCCATGGGTGGTTTAAAGATTATTAGTAAGGCTACTAAATGGGTCAAAGATTTCAGCGGCGCACAAAAGATTTTAAATGTGGTAATGAAGGCTAATCCATACGCGGTGGCCATTGCGGCAATCGTTGCATTAGGAGCGGCCCTTGTCACCTTGTACAAGCACAATAAAAAATTCCGTGATTTTATTAATGGCATTGCCAAAGCAGCCGCCCAGTTTTTCAAAAGCTTTAAAAAATCATGGGATAATTTTTGGAATGGCATTGGTAGTTGGTTCTCTAAGAAAATGAGTGCGATGTCCAAGACGTTTAGCACATTTACCAAAGGTTTTACGAAACTTTGGAACTCATTTTCTAAAGCGTTGAGCAAAGCCTGGAATGCCTACTGGACCAACCTGTTCAATTTCTACAAGAAGATTTTCGACTCGATTGTGAAGTTCTTTAACAGCTTCGGCAAAGCGTTTATGAAGGCCTGGTCATCACTAAAGAGTAGCTTTTCAAAATCTTGGTCATCACACTGGAATGCCATTCGAAAGTTCTTTTCTGATACAACAAATAGCATGTATAAAAGCTTTACTGGTTGGACGTCAGCGATTGGTAAAGCACTATCTAATTTTGGTGGCTCATTTAAAAAGGCCTGGCAAAATATTAGCTCAGCCGTTAAAAGTATTTTTTCAGGACTCTGGAAGGAAATGAAGAAGCTAGCCCATGATGGTATGCAAGCTGTTGTAGATGTCATTAATAAGGCCATTGGTGGCATCAACGGTGTTATTCACTTGTTTGGTGGGAAAGCGACGACGATTTCACCAATTAAGTTCGCAACTGGTACCGGTGCGCCAAGTTCTAGTTTCCGGCGGGCCATCACGCAAATTACACCGGCGATTGTTAACGATGAACCAGGCGCGCCTAATCCCGAACTGATTTTTAGAAAGGCCACTGGTTCAATTGAGTACAGCAGGCAGGCTAATGCCCATACCTTGTTGATGCCAGGGGATGAAGTGGCCAATGCCACTGATTCAGCCAAGCTAGCACCATTATTAGGTATCACGCACTTTGCCGGTGGCGGTATTGGATCGTTCTTTAGCGGTTTATGGAATGGTGTTTCTGGCTTTGTGTCAGACGTTTCCAAAAAGCTGAAAGAATTGTACACCACGGGTACCAAAATTGTTGCGGATCCTGGCAAAGCATTAAGTAGCCTAATGACGTACAGCAATGGTGGGGCTAAAGGTTTCTTCCCAACGATGGTGAAAGGCGGTTTTGATAAAACCAAGAAGCAAGCTGACGACTGGTGGAACGCTCTCTGGTCAATGGTAAGTTTCGACGGCGGTGGTTTTGGTGGTGTTTGGGCCAAGTCGCCAGGTAAAGGTTGGAGTGTTACTTCTGGTTTTGGTAATCGTGGCGCTGTTAGTGGCGGCTTCTCCCAACATGATGGTGTCGATTTTTCTGGTGCTAATACAGTCCACGCCATGCACGGTGGGACAGTCTGGCGTGTTGGTGGTGCACCATCTGGCTGGGGTGGTGATAACGGGATTGGCCAATCAGTTGTCGTAAAGGCCAGTGATGGTTATGTAATTTATCAAGAATTGAATGGTAAATACAATTCCGGTGCTGATATTTTAGTTAGCAAAGGTGACACCATCAAAACGGGCGAAGCAATTGCCAAGCTGGGTAGTAGCGGCACCCATGTGCACGTTGGCTTATCGAAATCAAACCCATTTAGTCATTCTGGCGCTAGCACAGCTGGTTGGTACGATATTACCACCATGAAAGGCAGTTCTAGTGAGACCACCAGTGATTCAAGTGGTAAGGCAAGTTCAGCGCTAGAAAAATTGGCCAAAAACCAAGTTGGTAGTGGTTTTTGGAAAATGATTTCTAAGTTGGCCAGTCTATTCGGTGAAGATGATGATAGTTCTGGTGGAACCAGTGCAGCACCTAGTGGATCACACAAGAATTGGTTAAAGCAGGCTGGCATTCCTGAATCACAATATGGAATGTACACGTACATCATTAATCGTGAATCAGGCTGGGACCCTCATGCCACTAATCCTTCATCAGGTGCGTATGGGATTCCGCAATCATTGCCAGCTAGTAAAATGGCCAGTGCTGGTAGCGATTGGCGCAGTAATCCGATTACGCAATTAAAGTGGATGAAGAGCTACGTAAACAGTGCTTATGGCGGTATTAAGGGCGCATATGACTTTTGGAAAGGTCATCATGCCTATGCAAATGGTGGATTGGTCAGCAATCATTCTCTGATTGAAGTGGCTGAACATAACATGCCAGAAATGGTGATCCCGTTGGATAGCATGAAGCGCTCGCGTGCTTGGCAGCTTATTGGAGACGTGGTTACAAAATTTGTCGGTGAAGATCCTCACGCTACCCAAAATTCGAGCCAACCGAACGTTAAAGATAATGAAGAACTAGTCAAGCTGAATGCCAAGTTTGATACATTATTAACTTTGTTTGGCCAATTGTTAGGATTGAATAGTGCCCAATTAGCGGCCATTAAGGACAGCAGCTTTGACACACAGAAATTTTATAAGCAGCAAGCAGCAGATTTAGCGCTTCGCAGTAGTCAAGCGCTTTAGGAGTGATTATAAATGCTAATGGAGCCAAAATTATACGTTAAAGGGGATGGAGCCCCTGAGTTTGAAGTGTCGGATGAAATTCAGGGGCTTCAATTTTTAGGGGATACGGATAATCCAGTACCAGTAAACACGTACACAACGAATTCTGGCGTTGATGGGCAGGTACCACTTATGACGACATATGATAAAAGCACGGTATCGGCCAATTTTCTGTTAGAATTTGGTGATTATTATGATTTCAAGCTAGCGGAACATGATCTATATCGTCTGTTCAATGGGCGCGGTTTACTGCGATTACGCACAGATGCGGAACCAGCAAAAGTTAGGCTTGTAAAACCATCAGTTTTTACACTGGCACCAAGCGAACCTGGTAGCCATTTTAGTCAGTTTTCAATTCCATTCGAAAACCCCAGCGGCTACAAATATTCCCTGGCCAGAAGTGATAATCTTTATGATTATGACAGCGAACTCTGGCAAGTTGGCATGAACCTACCCAATGGCGAAGACTTGCAATATCGCTTTACCACCATGAACTTTCAAGTGTACAACGCCAGCGATATTCCAATAGATCCATACTGGCAATGTCACGACCTCAAACTGATTTGCCACTTCACTGGCAGCAAGATGCAGCTAACCAACAAAACCAACGGATCGGTTTGGACGTACTCGGTGCCGGCCAAGATGTCCGACACAATCATTTTAGACGGCATTGCGTGTACCCTTAACGGATCACCGGCAGGGATGAACACCGATTGCCGCAATCTGGTGCTGGAACCCGGTTGGAACACAATATCCGTCACAGGCGCAACGGATGTTGATATTACCTTTAGTTTCCCGTTCATCTATCTTGGATGATCGTGTATTAGTTAAAGGCTGGCAAAGCGCCTTTGTTGAGCCTTTACGTTGTATTTTACGAAACAGTTTTGCCATCAGCTGGGAAGTTAATAGCACTTATCAATGCCAATTTACCGCCTGGGATGACGGATCAGTGGCGTATTCACTGCTAAATTATGGGGCCAGCATTTATTTTGATGATGAAGCCTATATCATCAAAACCTGTGCGCCTGATTATTCGGAGGGTGTGAATACCGTCCAAATCACCGCCACCCACATTTATAATGAGACGGATCGCATTTACCAGCACAGCGTCAAAACAGGCACGCTGACCTATACAGTGGCCCAGGTGCTTGGCTTTTATTTGGATAACAACGCGTATGGTTTCACTTATCGCGTTATCGGCAAGTTTGAAAAACAACAGATCACCGACCTGGGCAATGGATCCGGTAAAGATTGCCTAAGTAAAGTGCTGGAAACTTGGCCAACAGCGGTGATTTTTCCAGTTGGCCACGAAATTCGTGTTTACTCAACAGCCGAATGGGCCCGTGACAACGGCAAACGCATTGATTACCTGCACAATGTCCGCGAAATGCAGATCAACTATGACGGCGCCAGCGGCATCATCAATCAAATGATGGTTTACGGCGCCACCAAAGACACTGATAGCACGGACAAAGTGGAGTATTATTTCAAACCGCACATGGTCCAAGATGACGCCTCAATTAAACGTTGGGGCGTGCACCCAGGGCCGGATTTGTCAGATGATCGTTTTAAAGACGCTGCCGCCATGGATGCCTACGCCAAAACGCAGTTTGTGACGGACCCAGCGCTAACTTATGACGTCACCTTTAACGGCAACGAGAAGCCAGCAGCCGGAGAGATCTACCGCACAGAAAACCGCCAAACAGGCCTGGTGACGAAAATCAAGCTGGTGGCCTACACCTGGTACTCATTGGATCCAACGCAGCCAACCAGTGCGACATTAAATAATACGGCCAAGTCGATTTTGGATTATCAAAATAACCTAAAACGCAAAGCTGCACAGACGGAAGCAAACACTAAAAAGGCCGCCCAACAGCTGGCCGCCGCCAATTTGATGGCCAACCAAGCATTAGCAGCTCGTTTGTCAGGCGTACCGGTGCCAGAAGTTAGCAAAGTGGCCAAGTCAGGCGCATTGGATCTAACCTCGGTTAATCAGTTGCCGGCTTATATTTTGATGACGCCAGAAGACAACGCGGCCATGGGTCTAAAAGCTGGCGCCCAGTTCGTGACACCAACCAGGGTGGATCTGGTGGAAGGTCTCGATGAAGTTATGGGCGAAGTGGTGCCAAAAGACGCCACCCCAACAGCGGCCGGCCTAATGACCGCCGCCGACAAAACAAAATTAGATAAGTTAAGCACCGAGCCACTGACCGGCATCAAGCTAAAAGATGCCAGCACGGGGGCTATTTATTTGCTCACGGTTAGTGATGGTGCGGTGAAAATTGAGAAGGAGAGTGATAGCTGATGGGTTGGAAATGGCCAAAGCTATTTTTGAAAGATGAGCCTAGCCCGTTTCAGAATCGTGATGCCCGGCTGCAGAAGCAGTTTAACTGGGATGCGTTGCGGGGCTGGGGCACAGGCGTGTTTAAGGGGCTGATGGGTTATACAGATTCAATTGATCAAAAGGTTAAGGAATTTGACGAGCGTGTTGATGACCAGTTAACCGCAGGCACCATGAAAGATGAAGAAATCGACGCCCGCCATTCTGATATGCTGGATAAGACGTTTCCCACAATGCGGAAGCGCGGGGATTTTTGGGATGATGAATTAGGTGGGAGATATTTAAGTGTGAAGTGGTGCGGTGCTGTTGGTGATGGTATAGCTGACGACACCGAGGCAATTCAAACGGCCCTTAATCGTGCATTTGCTGATGGTGGTGTACTGAATGTGTATCTGCCAGCCGGAAAGTACGTTGTGACACGCCCATTGATTATGAATGCAACTAATAATTCAACTGACTTCTATCATGGTCATGGTGTTCACTTGATTGGCCATGATCGTGCTGACACATATTTGATTAAAACCAATGATGTATCTGATAGTTCGGGCAATAATGCGGTGATTACTACCATTGGAATAGTTGATGGAACAAGTGATAATGCAAAATCAGGAACAGGAATTAAAATCGCAAATTTAACCATTGAAAATCAGTCAACTGACGTTAATAGTTATGCAGTCCTTGGAAAAGCTTTTCAGAGATCAACGATGAATGATCTTAATATTGTTGCACAAAATGGGATTCATTTAGTTGATCCGTATGCGAGCCAGTATCTGAATATTACTTTAGAAACAGTGCTTAGTGGTATTTGGTTGGAAGGTGGAACAAGCAATTATTTACGTTCATGTTTTGGCCATACAGGAGCTAATCCGTTCAAAATCAGTTCATACTACTCAACACTAGATAATTGTTTTGCAGAAGATGTAACGGGCACTGTTTTTGATTTTCCTGAATCATATGGGATTACTATGAATGCTTGTGGTGATGAGGCTTCACGTGCTCAGTTCAAAATTGCTGTATCTAGAGGCTTGATTGAAATTAATGGCTATTTCAGTAATTTTCCAGCTGGAAATAGTAATGAGTATTCATCTGCAGATTCGGCGATTATGCATATTTCAGGGGATGTTGTGGCCACTTTACTTGGATTGCAAGTTGGTTTTACCAGTACGTATATTATTCAACAGGATGCGTATCTATTGTGGCTAGATAATGACGAAATCAACGTTAACGTATCAATTGGTGACATTCGCTATAGTACTAGTAACGGCTGGGGCGGTACGCCAGGTGGTAATATTCACCGCCTAATTTATTCAAACCTGGCAACATCTTTAACAGACCAAGGTCATTTGCAAAGTAAAGGTACCGATATTCTAACTCGTAGAAATTCAATGCAACCGTACCTTGGAATGCGTGATTTAAAGGATACTATGTCTAATAATTTCTATTCAAAGGGTATTTATTTGGATAATATTGACGATACACACACATCAAATGCAGACGTATCAAGTGAGCCTGGTTACAATATGGGCGACTTACTGTTGTACAACAATCCAGGCGGAAGAGCAATGTTAGGAGCAGTTGCAACTAATAATGCAGATACCGTCAAACAAAATACCTTTGCGCACATTCCACTGGTGCAAGGTGGGCCCACAGAAACGCGCCCAAAAATCACGTTAAACCAAATTGGGATTATGTATTTTGACACTGATTTGAATAAAGCTATTTGGTGGAACGGAAAGGCATGGGTGGACGGCACCGGAATTGTTAGTTAGGGGGAATAGTTATGAAAGTTATCTATTTATACGATGACAATGGTTATTTTGCCGGTGGAAAGTGGGTTGATGATACATATCAACTTCAACCGGGTGAAACTGTTTTAAAACCATCAAATGATTTGTACGATCCTAAGTGGACTGGGAAAACATGGACTGGTAGTGATAAGGAGACATGGGAAGCACAGCAATTGGTCAATGATACTAATTTGACAGAAAATATTCCGTTACCATCAAATAATCCAACCCCGCTAGATAAAACACTAGCAATGCTCACACTACAAATTGCTCAAAATAAAGCAGACCAGGATAAATTAAACGCACAGCTACTATTAGCAACCGCAGCGCAGACAGTTGGAGGTGAGTAACATGGGAGCATACGTTAAACAGTACTATCAACAAGGGCTTTACACTGATGATCAATTGAAAGTATTTGTTCAGGCTGCTTACATTACACAGCAAGATTATCAAGATTTGACGGGTACACCGTATCAAACCGAATCGACGCCAGCCTAGGCGTTTTTATTTTGCACAAAGAGAGAAGGCGAACGAGTTGCCGCCACACGTAGTACTAGGCTTTACCGTTGGCGAATGGGCCAGCATTGTAACAATCGCTGGATCATTAATTTCAGCGATTGTGATACTGATTAGTGCGTTGGTCATCAAGCCACTAACGCGAAGTATGAATGGCTTAAGGGATGGGCTAAATGAATTTAAAAAGTCATCTGACGCGGATCATAGATACTATAGTAAAACGCTACGAAATCATGAGGTTCGTATTTCGGTTTTAGAGGAGGATAAGAAAAATGGATATCACTAGTTTGGCCAGTGCCGCAGAACTACCAATCATTGCTGCAGCAGTTGGTGGTATTTCACAGTTGCTTAAAAAAGCCACCAAAGTACCATCTTGGTTATTACCTTGGTTGGCCGGAGTTTTGGGTGCTGTCGGCGGCATTGGCGCTACGTTTATCACGAATGACACCAATTATGCCGTGTGCGCGTTAGTCGGGGCGGTCAGCGGGTTTGGTAGTAGTGGTGCATATGATGGTTTTGCGGGTGTTTGGCAAATTATTAAGGATAAGTTGGGCTTAAGCAAATCGCTGCAGGCACAGATTACCACCTTAACGCAGCAGTTAGCAGATGCTACTAAGGCCGATAGTGCCAACCAAGACACCATTAAATCGTTACAAGCGCAATTAACATCGGCGACATCGCCCAATGGGACAACAGGAGTTACACCCACACCAACGAAAGAAGGAGAAGCAAGTGGCACAATTAAATAG